GTGTGGCCGGGGCGACAAGGGCCACCTCGCGCACGGTTGGGGCAGGGGTCGGACCTCCTGGTGGTGCAAAGGGTACCCGCCCAGCACGCGTGACCGGCACAGCAAGCGTTGCCGCGCCGTGGTGATCCGTGCGTTCCCGTCCGGTGACCGTCGTACCACCTGCGGGGCGACCCTGGACACCGACGGGGTTTGTCCGGTCCGCGCCGACCACGCCACCCCCGAGCAGCTGAAGGCGTACGACGCTGAGGGCGATGACCCGCTCCAGCGACACTTCATGGGCACCGACGAGTTCCCGCTCTGACCCGGACCGCCCCTCGCTGAGCTAAACTGGTCGGGTGGCACACCAGCGATCCACCCAACCGCCGTTCACCAGAGGCCCCTCGTTCCGGCCCACGGTCCCGGACCCGTTCGACATAGCCGCTCGTCGGTTCGAACGGTCCGGGGCCGAGCTGTATCTGCACCACCCGGTCGAGTTCGCACGCAACTGTATCCGCTGGCCCAAGGACGAGGGTCTGGTCGCGTATCAAGAAGAGACCATGCAGCGGTTGGTGGACCGTCGACGCGCGGCGGTCCGGGGCCCGCACGGGCTGGGCAAGACCACCACCAACGCATTAGTCATCCTGTGGTTCGCGATCACCCGCGAAGCCGCCCGGATCGATTGGAAGTGCGTTACCACGGCGGGCTCGTGGCACCAGCTGGAGCACTACCTGTGGCCCGAGGTGCACAAGTGGGCCGCCCGGGTGGACTGGGGCAAGCTGGAGACCACGCCTTGGCGGCCCGACCGCGAGCTGTTGAGTCTCAACATCAAGCTGCGCCACGGTTCTGCGTTCGCCGCCGCGTCCACTCGGGTGGAGCTGATCGAGGGGGCGCACGCCGACCACCTGCTATTCGTGTTCGACGAGGCCAAGGCGATCCGGGCCGAGACGTTCGACGCGGCGGAGGGTGCGCTGAACGGCAACGGCGAGGCGTACGCCCTGACCACCAGCACCCCAGGCGAACCTCAGGGCCGGTTCTACGATATCCATTCGGGCAAACCGGGATACGCCGACTGGTGGACTCGGTGGGTCAAAAAGACCGAGGTCATCAAGGCGGGACGGATGTCTCCGGTTTGGGCGGAAAACCGCAAAACGCAGTGGGGTTTTAGTTCGTCGGTTTATCAGAACAGAGTTGAAGGAGACTTCTGGGTAACCGAAGAGGACGTGGTCATTCCCCTATCCTGGCTTGAAGCAGCGAACGAACGATGGGTGGAATGGAGAGACTCTGGAGGGGCCTCTCAACCTGGAATCTCAGTATTCGGAATGGACGTCGCGAGGGGCGGTGCGGACCTCACTGCGGTTGCCAAACGAGAAGGCTCGGTGATCCAGTGGCTGCGAACCTGGAACATCGCGGACACCACCAAGATAGCCCACCGGTTGCGCCGGAACATGAAGCACCAAACCGACCTCGCGGTAGTAGACGTGATCGGAGTCGGTGCCGGGGTGGTGGATGTCGCCCGATCCCTGAATCTGAATGTGATCGCGTTCAATGCGAGTCGCCGGACACGACGCAAGGACAGGTCCGGCCTGTTCGGGTTCAAGAACCAGCGAGCCGCGATGTGGTGGATGTTGCGCGAGGCGCTGGATCCCGCGTTCGACCCGACTCTCGCAATTCCACCGGACGATGACCTGACCGGCGACTTGACCGCACCGAAGTGGACCATCGTGGGGGACAAGATCGTGGTCGAATCGAAGCCGGACGTCAAGAAGCGGCTCGGTCGAAGCACCGACCGGGGAGACGCCGTGGCGCACACTCTGCTCACCGACGCCGAATTCAACGAGAGCGAGCGTCCGGACGATACCCCGGTGTTTTCCTACACCGAGCCCGGACCGCACGACACGGTCATCTCGTGGGGCTCTGACGAGACAATATAGAGGGAACCTGCTGTCACTCCCCGTTAGGCGGGAGATATATGGCGTCCTCTTATATCACCGGGATACATCCCCCGGGTGGAGGCCTGCATAATCCAGAGGACCCACAGATATCCGATACACGGGGAGTGATTACCACAATGGTACTAGGGAAACAGGTCGCGTGCGTGTGAGAGAGGGTAGACTGGTGCCCGGACAAAACGAGAGAGAGGGATCGACGATGCCCGATGAGCCACGAACGGACGGTTGTGGACATGGCGAATGTACAACCGCGAGCACGCCATGCCGCTACGAGTCGCCGTCGCGTGCGGTCCGGTGGAGTCCGGCCGACTTGGACCGGTGCGAGCACGGCCGGCACTCGATCGACTCGTGCTTCGACTGCCCAGGTGGACAAAGCCACGGCAACCCGTTCCTGTTTACCGAGATTCCGCCGAACAACGCCTTCCCTGAGAACGTTCGGTATGAGGGTGGTCGGGTCGAGGTCCGGATCGGTACGATGGTTCGCGGCGAGCCCATCTGGGTCGTGGTCCGAGACAGGCCGAGGAGCGGTGACGGCAGTTCGGTGTTCGAGCAGATGGGTGGCACCATAATCAACCCCCGAGGGAGCTACGACAATGGGAACTGAGCACACCGAGGAACGTCCGGCTCCGCTGCGGGGGTATCGCGTCCTGTCGGACGAGGAGAAGGCGATGGTCGACCGGATCAAGCTGGCCGAGGAGCAGCTGGGTCTGTTGTGGGCCGAGGTGTTCACGCGTCCGGAAACGGACAAGCGCATGGCGAACATCGCCAAGACCGGACTACAGGACGCGTTCATGTGGTGGGTACGGTCGATCACTCAGCCGCTGGATGCGTACGCCGAGGCGCTGGCTCGATTCGAGGAGGCAGACCGTGGCTGACTACCCGGATGAGCTGGACCGCGCCACCGCCGAGTCGATGATCGACCAGGAACGCGGCACGCTGTTCGACTGGCTGGAGTTCCCCGGCTTCTTGGAGCTGGACAAGGGCGAGGTCATCGAGTACCCGGACCGCGCCTGGATCAACGACATCGTCGAGATGCTCAAGACCGACGGCCAGGCCGCTGGGGTGGAGACGGCGTTGACCATGCCGTTGCGCCAGGCCAACACCACGATCGAGAAGCCGGACAAGGATCGTGGCGGCAAGATCACCGAGTTCGTCGAGGATGTGCTGTTCCGTCCGGCGACCGAAGGCGGAATGTGCACCCCGTTTGACCTGGTGTTGGGCCAGATGACGTTCGCCTCGGCGGTTGCTCGGACCTTCCATGAGACCGTGTGGGCTCGGCGCGACGATGGCAAACTGGGTTACCGCAAGATCGCGTGGCGACCACCCGCGTCGTGCGAGATCGTCCGGGACCGCGACACCGGGGAGTTGGACGGGTTCAAGCAGTTCCTGGAATGGGATCAGGCCAAGCGCACGGCCGGAGTCGACTGGATGGGGTTCGTGCGGATCCCCGGACCCCGCGCGGTCATCCACATCAACAACCAGCACCGGGACCCGGTTTACGGCTGGTCGGACTTGTCGGTGACGAACTGGGCCTACCAGCTCAAGCGCAAGGTGATGACGCTGTGGATGACGCTGCTTCGGCGGGTGGCCGAACCGTGGGTGCTGGCGTACGGCCAGGGCAAGACCGAGGCGACCAATAACGCTAAGCAGATTGCGAAACTACGGTCCGGCGGGGTGGCCCCGGTCGAGCGGACCGATCCGCAAGCCAAGATGTACGACATCCTGGAGGTCGCCGGACAGGGAGCCGAACTGTACCTGGGGGTCTTGCACTACCTGGACGGCATGATGAGCCAGTCGGTGCTGGGTGGGTGGATGGACCTGGCTGGAGCGGCGAGCCAGTCCGGACGCGGCTCATACGCGCTGAGCGCGGATCAGTCGGGCCTGTTCCTGGCCAGTCGGCACGGTGCGGCCCGGGAACTGACCGCCACGATCAACTACCAGATCATCCGGCCGTTGGTCCGGGTCAACTTCGGGCCCAAGGCCCCGGTACCGCTGCTCAAGATCGAAAAGATCGGCTCGGAGCAGGTGGCCAAGGCGATGGAGATGCTGCAAACGCTCGGGGCCAGCCAGAACCTGCAGGTGCCGTCCGGGTTCATCCACCTGCTGATCGAGCGGGTGGCCGCGTACCTGGACCTGCCGGACGACCGGGTTCGCAAGATGATCGAGGAAGCGGCGGCAGCCGAGCGCCAGGCCCAGTCGCAGCAGGGCATGCCTGTCGCACCCCCCGGCACCCCCGAGGGCAACCTGCAGGACGCCGTGGCGGGTGCGCTGGCCACC